CAAATCCAAACGTCCGCCTGACTCAATCGGTCACGACGTGCGCGGTGATCGTAGAACGCCAAGATTGGAGCCGTGGACAACAACGGATTCACTTCACCCTGGTATCCACAGACTGCGCACGTCACAATCACAGGTTCACCCACCGCATGAGGCAAGTATAGCAACAGAACTTGAACTCTTCATCGTCCTCATCGCCTCCTTCACCACGCAGCGTCCATTGTTGAATGACCGCGTGTTGTCCAATCGGTTCCTCGCACCAATCGCAATTCATCCAATCACCAAGTTCTCTTCATCGCAATAATTCATGATGCACTTGAAACACAACGGAACCGAACAAATACCACCGCGCACGGCGAAACGCGTGCCAAATTTGTTCAAACAATCGTGACAAGGTACACGGTCACCGCCGAGGATGTCAACACGAGCAAACTTCATTCTTCTTCCTCCCTGATGTCACAGAAACAAAACCAAACTGAACGGTCGCACTGATCGCAACGGTTTCGGAACGACGGTTCACTCATTCCTGGTCACCTCGCTGACGTCGCAAGGCAATCAAACGCGTCAACGCCGGTTGACGCAACGTCTTGACCGCCTCATCGATCGCTTGGCTGACCTTGTAGCCGCTGTCTTTCATCGCTTTCAGAATCGCATGGGACTCGTCGCTTACGGTTATGCTGTATTGGTTAGGTATAACTCTCCCTCCTCATCCCTCCCAGTCACTCGTTCGTTATAATAATAATGTTATTTGTATTTGCAAAAAATACGATTGCACTCGGAACATCTCAAATACAGGGTAGTAACAATGGTAGGGTGGGCGGGGGTGGGTAGTGGTGAGCCGCTACGCGTCTAAGCGCGTTGAGCGCGCTGTCGATATAGGAAGATTAGGTGCTGTTTATGTAGCACTGCGCGCTTTGTCTGAAATGGTCGGGGGAGCCGGCCCTTCGACTCGACGTAAGAGACAACCCCCGACCACCCCAAGGAATTGATTACAATGGCAACCAAGAAAAGCAGCATGTTTACCCTGACAGAACGATTGAGCATTAGCGCAGCCGCAACCGATACGTTCGCAACTATCGACCTCGGCTCTTATGTTGATGTCGGTGACCGACAAGCTCTCCAAGTCCACTCAGTGGATTTCATCTTCCAAGGAGCTACGGCCAGCGGAATGCCTACCGCTGCCATGGGTGGAACGGGCATTGTTACCGTTCAAGTGACTGACCTCAACCGAGGCGGCCTTGTCTTCGCCGATGACCGTGCCCTGGTCGCCTCCGGTGCTCTATCCTTTGACACCGATGCATTCCTCACCCAGGCAAGCGACCTTTACCCCGACAACTACGGAAAAGGTTCTGATGATGGCCGATACGTCGTCAACGACCAACTCTACATCACGGGCAACACTTCGATTCTTACCGCAGGGCCGCTCAACGTCACCGTCCGTGTCAACGCCTCGATCGTGAGCCTTACCGCCAAGGACTTCATGGCTATCGCAATTCAATCCACGGCCGCCGATAACTGAGGTGGCATAGTTGGACGTTGACGAAGCCATCAGGCTCCTTCAGGCATTGAAGGAAATGGAAGGCGGAGCAAAGCAGGTCAAGAGCGGCGCTACCAAAGCCGCCAAGTCCTCGAAGAAGATTGCCAAGAAGGTCAAGCGAGCGCCATCGGCTTACAACCAATACATGAAGAAGCAATTGGGCATTCTCAAGAAGAAGCATCCGAAGACGTCGCATACGGTTCTCTTCAAGAGAGCTGCAAAGTCGTGGAAGCGATCGCCAGAACGTAAGAGGTCGATGAAATGAAGACGTTGGCAAAACAACACGGCTTCCTAAGCCTTAGTGAAATTGCACCTCCGGGTTCAAACTCATACCAAGTAGATCCTGCATCAAATGATTGGCGCAAGGTCCAAGGAAACGAGGTCTTCGTTTCTGAAACCTTCTTTGACCTTGCTGGAATGGCACAAGAAGAAAAGACGTTGTTCTTCGAAGGCATGGCCGTACAAGAGGCGCAACCGCATGCCATCGTATCGACGGCAGCAGCTAAGCAAGGAAACTCATTCCTGCTTTACGACATCGTAACGTCGATCTCTGTTGATTGGGACACGGTAGACCTTACTGGATGGGCAACCAACGGTTTCGGTTTTCCTGGTTCAATCCTCAACTTTGAACACGTTCTTTACCAACGCATGCGACGTTACACGTTGGACGTTGATACGAATGCAGCTTTCCCGCTCAAAGCCGATGACATACAGTCCGGTTCGATGGCGCCCACGGCATCGGACCGATTGTATTGCTACCGAGTCGTAAGTCCGTTCCCGTTCACCGGCATTACTCAAATCGGCGTTGCTCCTGCTCGATACCTCTTGAACGCCGTGGCCAAAGAAGAAGCAACATATCAACACCTCATGCGACTCAAGCGCTCGTATGATCTCCAACAAACGCCGGACGTGGATTGATGTCGGACTTCTATTACGCACCTTGGCAATACGAGCTGCGTGAACATCTACCTACAGGACCAGGCCCACTCTTCAGGGGAGCTCGTTCTCTTCGAGTTCCTGATCCTGTCACAACCACAGTCTTGGCTGGTGCTTACTTTCTCGCTTATGCACCACTGGTTCAACCTTCTCCGCCAGCCAAGACACCTGAAGCATTTCCCATCTACAACGTGGGGAGGTTTGTCGTATGACTGAAGAAACTGTAATTGAAGAATCGAAATCCGCAACTCGAACACAACGCTTTGCAACGTGGCTCATGGAACGTGAAGAAGCACGTGAGGAGAAGGAGTCAAACCTCGAAGGTCTCGTCCGTCTGAACGTCCTCGTTTCGTTTCTTACTCTCGGCCTCGTCGGTGGGTTTGAAACTGTTCAACTTGCTATCACAATGATCCCTTACTTGTGAACGTCGCAAATCCAAACGTCCGCCTGACTCAATCGGTCACGACGTGCGCGGTGATCGTAGAACGCCAAGATTGGAGCCGTGGACAACAACGGATTCACTTCACCCTGGTATCCACAGACTGCGCACGTCACAA